GTGGGTCATCAACGCTGTCTGTGATTCTGAGTGCTGCTTTTACCTGAGCCAAGGTGGCGTAGCCGTTTGTGATTGCCATAATTGTCCTAGTCTATCCGATAAAAGGATACTCTCTAAAGCCCTAGCTCTCTGGCCAGGTTGTCTATCTGAGATTGTCCATTGGCCCTATCTTGAGTTGACAGGCTTGCTCCTGACATGGTGTGGCGGTCATAACCGACATCATAGACAATTCGATTTGTAGTGGCAGCATAGGTTTTCACTAGACCTGTCTTAGCAAGCCTTAGAGCAAAGCCCCAGTCAGCGAACTGGAAACCTGTTGGGAATCCACCTGCTGCTTCCCACAGTCGCTTAGTTATGGTGTTTCCACCCATTAGCCTGAAGTCAGTTTTTACATTGGCTTGATCCCAGTAAGCGGTTTGTCTAACATTGGTACCCTTGTGAATCAAGTTATCGAGTATCAAGTTGGCATCCAACTGGTCGGCTTCATCAACCTCGTTTAGAGCCTCTGGCAAGAAGTAATCATCAGCACAGCAAAAGGCAATCCACTTGCTTGTGCTTAGGTCAATAGCCCTATTCCAGTAGCCAGCAAACTCGGTGTGTTCCTCAACCCTAATTCGTATCTTGGAGAAGTCGGTTATGGCAGATAAGACTGCACTGGCGTTTTTGTTATCTGTGACAACAACAATCTCGTCATAATCTCTTTCTAGCTTTTGAGCAGCCTCAAACCATTGAGGTAGGAATTGTGAGTAGCCCTCGCCCCAGATGGCTAGGACAATACTGATCGTTGTCTTGTTTAGTTGAGAGCTGTCTGCCAAAATAGTTCCTTTGCATTAGTGACCAGCTTGGTCAGGATTTGTGGGTCACGCCAGTTAGGTATTGAGCTTATGCCAGCTAGGTCATTGGTGTATACCTGGCAACCTGACAAGACTGCCTCAACAACTGATCTTGGTTCGGCATCAAAGCCTTGTGGTAAGAATACAAAGTGTTTGGCTCGGCTCATAGCCTCTAGCACTTCTGCCCTTGTCTTGTCATGCATCATAATCAGCTTCAGGTTCTCTTGCTGTGCCCACTGAATAGCTTGCTCTGGACCCTTTTGAGGATGCCATCTTGCAGCCCATAGTGCAAAATCCTCTTTGGGTTTGGCTGTAAAATCATTCGGATCTAGTGGCGAAACAATCCAGGTACTTGCCTTGGGGTTAGTCCACTCAAGCTCAAGCTCTAGGTGTTTAGGTGTTCGGCAGATAAGCACTTTAGCTGAGTTGAATAGGTTGGCTCTTTCCTGAGTTCTTGTTTGTAAGTGATGGACCGCGACAACTGGTTGTTTCTTTGCCAGCTCTGTCATTGCCTCTGCATCTAGCAGGTCTGTTCCGGTTATGACTATCTGGTCAAACTCCATAGCCTCACGCCATTGGCTTGGCAAGAATGTCTTTACTTCAACAGGTGCATCCTCGAGCAAGGTGGCATCGGTCATCTCTGCACCGCCGACAAGCTTGCCTTGCCAAAACTCAGGCAGGTGATGGCTTATCCAAGCAATCACTTGAGTAGTTTCTTTAGCACCGGAACCCAATGCTTATCCCAGACAGTTTCGATGTCAAAGTCTTTAGCAAAGTCAATGGCAACCTGTGATGGGCCTCGCTTTGCGTAGTAAGACTCTTTGAGGGCGTTGACAAGGCTTGGGATGTTAGGTGTCTGCCACCAGGCATCTTGCCCTGCATCCCAGCTTGGCTGTCCATCGGTAAGCCATGAGTCCTCGCTGATTAGGTCAGGAGTTGCAGCCCAGTTAGATCCGATGACTCTAGTGCCACAAGCCTGAGCCTCTAGTGCCGGCACTCCAAAGCCTTCGCCGTAGCTAGGGGCAAGTAGCACATCCATCCTGGTGTAGATAGCTGCAAGGTCTTTCTTAGACATTCCAAAGCGGTAGTCCTGTGGGTTGGGCAGTAGCACCTTGTCTTTTGGAATACCGAGCGATTGCAGAATCTGAATAAGGTTCCAGCCCCCTGCCATTCCATAAGGGTCGGTGTGGAGATAAAGCAAAGCGTCAGGTTGCTGTTTAGAGAAGATGCTAAAGGCCATCAGCAATTCGCCAAAAGCTTTCCTATGAATCAGACCGCTGGCCTTGTTAGCTGCAACAACTCCGACAAGGAACTCATCCTCTTTGATACCAAGGTAATCGTTGATGGCGTGTTTGCCAATCTCAAAGGTTGGCTTGTAAACCTTTGTGTCAACAGCGTGAGGGACATACTCACACTCGATGCCCTTGGCTGTCATCTGCCTAACGCCATGAGGTGCCATCGCGATAGGTGTGACATTAGGCTTGCGAAGCCACTGCTCAACCTTTGGTGGCATAGTAACATGATCTAGTGGCACCCATGAGGCAATAGGGAACTTGTCGTAGCCCTTAGATTGCATAACCCAAACATCGTAAAGGCTGATAAACAGGTTTGGCTTGTCAGGGTCTTTGGCAATGAGGTTCGCGTGATCTATCGGTGCAGCATCGTTGCTGTAAAGGTCAATGCCTCTTGGGAAGTGTGGCACTTTGCCATAAGCTGTTTGGACAGTTGTTGGCACACCTTCGAGTCCGTAGTTCGACAACATCTGGACATCGAGCCCAGACCTTTTGAGGTTGTCTAGCAAGTGTGTGGCTTGCTGGCCGTATCCGGTTGGGGCGTTATAGCTGTTTGACCAAAGGCTGACAGCTCCGTTTAGTTTCTCTTTTTTAGTAGTAGGCATGGCCTAATCCTAGCAAAAGACAAGCCCCAAGCGAACCTACACGCTTGGGGCTTGTCAGCTTATTTAGCTAGGGTGATTACTTACCCTGGTAGAAACCGATGTGAGTTGCGTGGGTTAGTCCACCATCAACTCGCATTAGGCCTCGGTAGGTCACAGTGTCAGTGTTGAAAGCGAAGTCAGCTGACTGGTCAACTCTCATTCCACCTGCAACGCGAACCTTGAATGATGGTAGGTGTCCGAACAATACTGACTTAGCAGCAGTTCCAACAGCAGCAACATTTGGGTTCTCGAATACTGGGTAGCCAAGCAAGGTTGCTGGCTGTCCTGGTACTGCTGAGTCGGTCCAGATGTATGAACCTGAATCGTCCTTTAGCTTACGAGCTGCAGCGATACCGGTCTTGCTCATCTGGAAACCAAGTCCAGGTAGAACACGAGCACCATCAGCGATGCCGTATACAAGGTCAATCAAGTCCTCGTACTGTGCAGCGAAGTTGGTTGCGGTTCCGCGAACTACTGATCCAGCAGCAGCGGATAGCTTTGTGGTTAGAACATCGTTGACCTTTAGGCCAAGTGAGGTTCCAAGCTGCTGTGCGATGTAGCTTGTGATGTCGAATCCAGCATCGGTGACTAGCTCCTGTGCAACCTGCACTAGAGCACCATACTTCTCAGCACCAAGGGTGATGGATGAGAATGTTGGGTTGCTCTCAGAGATGGTTCCTGCAGCTGCAACTGAACCAGAGGTTGAAGTTGCGGTGACTGTTGGGATAACTAGGTTCTCGCCAGAGGTGGTGTTGAATACCTCAGAGGTAGTTAGCATTGGGCCAACTAGCTGAGCAATCTGGAACACCTGGTCAAAGAAGCTCTGTCCAACAGTGTTGCTGGATGGAACTAGAGTACGAGCCTCGCGACCGAAGTCATGGCCACGCAATTCACCCATAGCGATTGAGCGTAGGATGTCTGCATCGCTGTTAGCTGGTGCGTAAGTTGCTGGTGCGAATGAAGCGGATGCCTCGGCTGCACGAGCTTCGCGGTCTGCGATTGAACGAGCAGTTGAGATAGCTGTGTCGGCTGAGTCGATGTCAGCTTCGATACGAGCAATCTTCTGGTTTTCTTCTGCGGATAGGCCACGCTTTTCAGCCTCAGCGAAGTCTAGGACTTCTCTCGCCTGAGCGATGAGGTTGTTGCGAGCATCCATTTGTGACTTGATAAAGTCAGACATGATTCTCCTGTTAGTTAGTTGATTAGGGTTTCCTGCGGTGCTGACACTCAACAGACACAGCGGTGCTTACACTCAACTGCTAATCACAAGTTTACAAGCACAAAAAAACCCCAGCTCAGGAAGGGGGCCGAGCTGGGGCTAAAAACTCTTTAGCGAGTTTCTTTTGGACTGGTGACCCTAACTTCTTTGGCTGGGTTCACCGAGTTCTTGTTGTCTAGTTCCCAGACTGCCTGGGCTAGATCCTCAGCAATTTCTGCGACTACACCGGCTGATGGGTTGCCAGCGGTTGCAAGAATAGCTGCTTTGATTTCATCTTTGGTTGCCATGATTAGATCCTTTTCAGTAGAAGGTCAAACTGCTTTTTCTTTAGGTCTAGCAAGTCAAGGCCGTTGCCAATTACTTCCTCAGCGTCTGGCTGTGCCTTTAGCTTGCCAACAACATCGGTAATTAGAGTTGCCTGAGCCTCATCGAGGTCATCGCCAGACTCTAGCCTTAGCAGTGCATCGGCAAGTCTGTCTGGGTCAATCGCCTGATCAGTAGATCTAACAGTTGCGGTTGTTGCGGGATACGCAGCGAAACTAACTATCGAGGCCTCAAAAAGTCTGACTGATTCCAAGGTTCTTGTTTTCCCATCCGCTGACCATGAGTCCTTGATGACATTGAAGCCAAAGCTCATGGAGTCTATAACTTTAGTCCTAAGTAGCT